AACTCAAGATCAAGATACTCCAGTGTTCGATAACTCAAATAGTGGAGAAAAAATTAAATCAGAAAGGTTTGAAGGTTTTAAGATATGATATACAAAGGACCCGGAATAAGCACTTATTGGGGAAGTGATGAGTATGTAAATAGACGAGCAGAAGTCATGCATGATGAAGAAGCTGGTTACTATGTTGATATGTATTTTGATGGTGAGCTAGTAGAAACAAGACCTTTATACAAGCACAGCGAAAGATATGCTGAAGACTGTGCTGAAAATTATGTAATGGGAATTAATGATGCTAAGTAGATTAATTAGTTATAGTAAACCACCGGAGGATCTCTATGTCGGTAACGATATCCAAGAACTTATTGCGTACGCAGCCCGTGTCTCGAATCCCTCGAACCAAGATAAAACCGAAACCTCAGAAAAATTATTACGATATCTCATTAGAGAAAACCACTGGTCACCATTTGAAATGGTTAGCGCTTGCTTAGAGGTTACAACAACTCGAGATATTGCACGGCAATTATTAAGGCATAGATCATTCTCTTTTCAAGAGTTTAGTCAAAGATATGCCGATCCAACTCAAGATCTACAATTTAAATTTAAAGATGCTAGGTTACAAGATAATAAGGATCGTCAAAATAGTATTGAATTAGCTGATATGATGGATAGCGATCAGAGAGTTGATTTAGAATTTAATTGGTTACAAAAACAAGCGGAGGCAACAAATGCAGCAAAAAAATCTTATCAATGGGCAATTGAAAATGGCATTGCGAAAGAACAAGCTCGTGCAGTTCTTCCGGAAGGTATTATGGAATCCCGCCTCTACGTCAATGGGACCATTAGGTCATGGATCCATTATATCGGATTACGCTCAGGTCATGGCACACAGAAAGAACACATCGAATTAGCCAGATCTTGTGCAGATTCTTTGGAACCTATCTTTCCTATGATAAAAGAATTCTGTAATTAAATGAAAAAAAATACATTTAAATGCATTTTAGGGGTGTACATTTGCTGAAAACTGTGGTATAATAGATCTATAAAATGGAAAAGGAAGAGGAGTCCTTAATGTCAAAGCCAATCTCAAATGCAGCTTTTAAGCGTATGGTAAAATCACTATCCCCAGAAAAGCAACAAGAAGTTATTAGTAGAACACTTCGGGTTATTCCACATTGGTTGATGGAAGAAGTTGCTCGCCCAGTGCCAAATGAAAAAGTTATTAAACATTTGGAATCAAGGCTTAAGCAAGCTCGGTTAATGTGGTCTTCTATTTTAGTAAACCGCCATGCTTAAAAGTATTTTTATTCTAGGATGCTGTGCATCCTTTATAGGTGGATTCGCTACAGGCGAATCTGCTTTTGCTGGTGAGGCTAATGCAGCTGCTTTTCATGCATCATACACAGAACAGAAATGTTTAGCTGATAATATTTATTGGGAAGCTCGCAATCAATCAACGAAAGGAATGATCGGTGTCGCTCTTGTCACTCGCAATCGTGTTAATGATACTCGTTTTCCTCACTCATATTGTGAGGTTATTAAACAAGGACCTGAAAGACCATCTTGGAAAGACAAAAACAATATGGTCCCATTGCGCCATCGCTGTCAATTTAGTTGGTACTGTGATGGGAAGTCTGACAATATTCCTACTGTTGATCTCGACATTTATGAGTTTGCTCGTACCATCGCTTTTAAGATCTATAACGGACATCTTACAGACTTCACCGATGGCGCTACTCATTATCATGCCGACTACGTAAAACCGGCATGGGCTAAATCTAAAACAAAAACTATTACTATTGATGAACATATCTTTTATAGATGGGAAAGACCGAATGAAAATCGATTACAAGTTCAATGAAGGTGACCTAATACAAGAGTTTCAAGAGTATATTGATTCTACGTACGATTCACACTATTCAAAAGATAAGTTCCAAGCCACCGAGTTCATTATTGACGGTGGCCATGGAACAGGCTTTTGTGTTGGTAATGTGTTGAAGTATGCGCAACGTTATGGTAAAAAAGGTTCTAACGATGACGCCCGGAAAGATCTAATGAAAGTTCTTCATTACGCGTTAATTCAGCTATATGTTCACGATCAAGATTGTGTTTAGCCCAGAATATTCTTTCTTTAATATCTGCACATTTTTTATCTAAGTCTGTTCGCGGCATATGAACATAGATACTATTTTCGTATGTCCATCCGACAAACAAAGAAAAAAGAAATATCAGAATAATAGTAAAAACTAATATCATACTGATGTGTACATTACGTAAATGAATGCTCCACATCCTAATATCATTGCCATTAAGATTATAGCCATCATTTTCATTTGTTCTACAAATTCAGCTTGTTCTCTTAATTTTTCTCTTTTAATACGAGCCATTTCTTCTTTATGTTCTTGTATTCGCTTTGCTCTTTCATCAACAATTGTTTGCCACGTATTCGGACCAAAGCGCATATTAATCATGTTTTTCATTTCTTGCATTTTTTCTTGTGCAAGTTTAGCATCAATCATTTCTTGCGCTACGCTTTTAATTCCAAACTGGTCACCTATTGTTACTCCAGACTTTTTTGATCGTTCAGCTTGAACTTCATCATGACCGCGAAACAATCCGTCTACAGCACCTGCTATCTCACCAATATCCTTGGCTGTATCGATATTAGACTTAATAAAATCTACGCTAGCTTTTAATAGAGATATCCCTGCTAAGGTTTCTGCAATCATTGCGATTTATCCTTATATAAGTTATGGATAAATGTAGATCACCTTTGCATATTATTATTCGCTCCCGTAACTATTTATAAAAAAAATGAAATATTAGCTGTTTACTTTTATGAATAAGTATGGTATAATATACTAATATAAATAGACTTGAAGATGTTAGATGGTAGACAGGACTCGGGGGCGGTACCCGACGGCTCCACCAATATCCACCTAAGGGTGTATGCTTATGGGGCCGAAATAGGATCGACTGATGCTGGAGTCTTCGAAGAGTAAATGCAAATGATAACATTGCACCTACAGGTTACGCCCTAGCGGCATAATACTGATGAGCCCGAAGGAGCTTGTAAACAGAATCCTTCAACTTATTTTTATAGGAGAAATCATGCCACCACGTAATCATAATAACTGGACCAAAACACCAAAAGTTGAATACATCAGTAGCGAATGCTACAATAACTTCGAAGTGTTTCAACAAGAGCAAGAGCACATCTTTTCAAAAGTATGGGTACCTATGTGCCACAAATCTGAGCTTCCGGAAGCAGGTAGGTTTAGAACAACTCAGATTGCTGGTCAAAACGTTATAGCAATTAACAATGGCGACAATATTAAGACATACTTAAATCCTGGAAAGTTTAGTACTCCAGCTGGATCGATGACACGAGTTCAATTCTTAATGGATGACTATACTCCTTTGCATACTGAAGTCAAACACGGTGGAATGGTATGGACAACATTAAATTCTAATCCTACACAAAGTGTAGATGAATGGACTGCTGGTGCATTTGATTGTATTGCCGATGCCATTGATACCGAAGAGATGGAAGTATTCCATTACCATAAAGCGGTTATAGATACTAACTATAAACTATGGCATGATACTAATAGTGAATTCTATCACGACTTTATGCATTACTTTAATCGAGTGTCAGGATTCAACGATGAGTATTTCGCTAGAAAGAATATTCCTTTTGATAATGGTCATGTTAATGTCAGCAGCTTTACTGTTAACTATGAAGAGTATGAAGGATTTGAGGATAGAGGGGAGTTATCTTTTCCCAATTTGCCGCCCAACCAGTGGTACATGGTTGACCTCTTCCCAGGCTTTAACTTCAACCTTCGTGGTAGCGCCTATAGGTCAGATTCAGTGACACCGCTTGGACCAAACAAAGTATTAATTGAGTTCCGCGGATACGGACTTAAGTGTGATACACCAGAAGAAAGACAAACAAGAATCAAACACCATAATTCTATTTGGGGACCGTTCGGTCGTAACCTACATGAAGATCTTATCGGTGTTGCGGGTCAAGGTACGACCATGAGAGAAGGTACCGAATCAAGAAACATTTTACACGGACGCCATGAAAATTCTACAATTCATGATGAAGTTGGAATGAGACATTACTATGAAGCATGGGGGAACATGTTGGGTGTAAGTCCAATGAATCCTTTACAAATGGAGCTTAGTAGAAAAGCTGCATGACCCTTGGAGATAATCATGAAAGATTATGAAACTGAAAAGACTTTTAGAAAGATAGATAAATTCGGTATTCAATTATTAATTGGATTTGTTACTACTATACTATTATTAGTAGGATTAAACACAGCATTTGCAGGACCAAATGATTATACACCACCGGCTAAAGAAGTACCGATGTGGGTTCAAAAACCTGTACAATGTGCATCGCCCGAAGCGGTGTTTGATCGGATTGAATCAGGTGGTTTGTTACCATTATTTTCTTCAACAGGTAATGCTCGTGTTGAAGATGAAATGTACGCGTTGCCATACGGATTCTTTTATAATCCAGACACTGGTTATTGGTTATTTGTCGAATTCTTTTCGCCAACATCAGCATGCGTAATTGGCGTTGGTGAAGGTGTAGACTTTGATGTACAAGGTGAAGAAACAAAAGCTCCGTATTAAATGCTTACATTACTTACTAGTGGTACAACTGGAAAACAAAAAATAGTATATCATAATTGGCATAATATTGAAAAGCATGCCTATTACTCTTTATATAAGTATGGTATACATCAGCATTCAGTAATATTGAATATGTATCCTAATTCATCTATAGCACACTATACTTTAACTAGTTATC